AACCTAAAGTAGGGTACAGAACCTTATGTGTTGCAGGGTATATAGCAAAACTAACTGCTTTCTGTTGGTATTCTCTAAATCCTATTGTCATACTACTCTTCCATAAAATTCTGTTGGTTTCATATCTTCTTTATATAAGTCAAACAAGTACCAACAACAGTTGTCCTTGCCTACACTTTTACTACCCTCTATCCACTTAACACGACCTATTGATACAACCTTAGAACAGTAAGTCATAAATAAAGCTGACTGCTTAGTGTGCATCCAATCAGCATCAAACAATAACCAAGTAGGACATATCTCTAGCCAGTGGTCTATTAATGGATGTAGTATCTTTCTATCCCAAGGTGGGTTAGTTATCATATAGTCCATTACTCCATAGCCACCAAAATCAAGATTAAGAGCATTAGAAGTAAATATGTCAGCATGTCTTGGCTCAATGTCACTAGCATATATACATTCTCCTGTACCTTGAGTTAGTTTACTTATGTGTCTTATTAAGCGTCCGTCACCAGCACAAGGCTCTACATAGTCAAATGCGTATGGCAAGTGTGCTAATAACGGCTCTACAGCTTCTATGGGTGTTGGGTAGTAGTCTCTCGGTACTCTCTCAAAGTTACTACGTTTACCCATACAACTCCTTTAACCTCTTAAGTGAAACAAACTCTGGTTCATACATACCATTTTCTATCTCACGTTTGATTACTACACCCTTCCACCAATCAAGATTAGACTGACCTGCCCAACCTTCTTCAGCACCTTTAAAGCAACCTGCTACAAGACCTATAGCTTTAGCTCCATCCTTAAACTTAAGATCACGCTTATGACTGTGACCACAAGTAGAGCTTGTATATCTGTGACCTAAGAGAGTATTAGCGTGGTGTAATCCAGATACAGCAGAACCGAAGTTACCTGCTTGAAAGAAGTGAGCATACGACACACCATCATATTCAGCTATAGATGGTCCTGAGTTTCTGTATTCGTGGTAGTCGTCGAACCAGTAGTCTGTTTGAAGATGCCCAAAGGATATCCCGTATTTGTCTCCCTCGAGTCTGGGATCACTTTTGAGTGCCTTCTTGATCCTGTTTTCGTGGTTGCCTTCGAAGCCAATCCATCTTGGCCTTTTGTATTTTCTCTGACTGGGCTTTTGTCTAAGCCTATCCATAGATTCATTGTAATGCTCGATATCTTGTTCATAGCTCTGACTGACAATAGCTTCAGGACTCCTAGTATCAAAACTATTGAGAGAACGCATATCAGCACCATCACCGAGGTCGATGATATAATTGGGGTTAACGTCATATATTAATTCTCCTAGCCAATCAAATCTTTCATTACTTGTAGTCGGGTCACTATGAGCGCAACTAAATACAACTGCTGTCTTAGACATATTCATTTCCTTCGTAGGGTATGTTTATAACGATAGGGTCTATCGTCGATAAGAAGTAGGACTGAAACTTATAAGCGGCATCAAAGCTAACAAAAGGTATGTCGTCTTCAAACATCTCTTTAGCTTCTACATCTTCTACACTACATGTTAACCACCAATCCCCATTCTCACATTCAAATGGTCCATTGATTACTCTGTGTACATTGTAAGTTACTTTATCCATTCGTCGGGTATCCTTTTATCTGCATATAGAAAGTTGTTCTTCTCGCACCACATAGCATATGTAGTCTTAGATCCTTTACGAATCTTGTTTCTACTATTACTGAAGACAAACCTTATGTCAAGATCTGGGTTCTGCTCTCTAACCTTAAGGTGCTTCTTTCTATCATCTAGAACAAAGCGTCCTTTACTTTCAATTATGATACCATTGGGTAGTATGAAGTCAGGGGTGTAGGTCTTACTTTCGATTAACTGCCATTTTATCTTGACAGTCTCGTAACCAAAATCTACACCCCTCTTCTTGAGGTCTTCTGATATGACATCCTCAAGCCCAGAACGATAACCATTCTTTATAGCTTGCTGTCGGATCTTACTCTTGGTGGTTGCCATATTTCTGCCTCTTCTCTTCTAAGCCATAACAGCCTAGCGTTTTCTATTACTCTATCCTCATTTCCATCGTAGGCTTTAACTACAAGATCCCAGAGTTCTTCTTCTGTCTCTGCATCTTCTAGTATCTTCTTAGCCTTAACTGGACCAACACGAAACAGACCTACTATATTGTCTGCTCTATCTCCTGTTAGTATCTGAGTATAGAAGAACTTAATTCCCCCGAAGGGGGCTACTTCTAGGTAGTCACCTCTAACGATATTGAAATGCCAACAGGGTATTTGTAACATATCTTTATCTATAGAAGCTACACAAGCCTTGTAGTTTAGTCTGGCGGCTTCTTTAGCAATAAGATCATCTGCTTCTTCTCCTTGGCTTACAGTTGCTTTATACTTGCTTTCCATGTAATCTCTAGCATGTTGCAAGTGTCTAGGTTTCTCAACGTGTTTTCTATTTCCCTTGTAGACATGTGACTTAGCTATCTCATATCTGAAGTTGCCACTTCCAGTTAAGTAAACTTCATAGTCAATACCTAACTCTGGGAATAATACAGTCTTCTCTAAAATGAATTCGATAAGATCATCAACTTTCCTTTCGGTATCTGAAGATCCTTCTTGTTGAGTGGAGAAGGCCGCACGATAAGCAATTATATCACCATCGATTAGAACCTTCCCCATATCCATTTAAGTGTCGCCCCACATCATTTCACCATCTTCACATTCAAAACCTACAGACTTAACATAAGTGAAACCGAAGGCATGTGCGGCTTCAGCAAAGAGTTGAGCTAACTCATGGGCTTCTGTAATATCATCCCTGCTCATATCAACACTTCCACTGTAGCCATCATCATCCTTTTCCATGTATGCATTAACACTTACTCTCATTTTCCACTCCTAGACGTTAAATAGTTCGTCATCTTCTGACACTGGGTTATCTTCATAAGGTACGTGATCTGTAACACCTACATTAAGTAGTCTTACTCCAGCACCATTAGCATATACTTCAAACTGTACTTTAGCTTTAGTACCATTACCTAGTGGTCCATCGCTAGAGAAGTCCCACATACGTTTACTTTCACGACCTTCAGTTAGGTTAACAACTTTAGGTGCGCCACCATAATCAATAGTAACAGGCTCACCATTACGATCTGTAAAGTTCTTTACGTCTGATACTTTACGTTTGACCTTCATATATTTCCCTATACCTAGATCTGCATTACCTTGTCGTATGCGATCACTATTCATAGGATGTAGGTCTAAACCTTCAGCTTCTAGCTTGCTGATTTGTTCTTCATCAGTGAAGTAAGCGTTAGTAATAAATTGTCCACCACTCTGGTGTACTGCTTGTGCGGCACGAGGTCCATCTGGACTACCCATATCTGCGTTTTCTGGAAATACTTTAGCGTATTCAAGTATCATATCCATTGTGTATTTAGCCATGTCGAGTTCCTTTCGGCTGTTGGTATATATATATAATGCCCTTTTTTGCCAATATGCAAGGTAGACAAAAAAATAAATTTAGTGTATGTCTGCGTAGCTTTTACCAAACTGTGCATCTACACCTAGAGGTACGTTAAGTTCTAGTTTTTGGTTAAGGTTTTCAATAGCTTGTTCCATTGTAGCCTTAGTTTGTTCTTCTTCTCCTTCTGGTAAGAGTGCGATAATTTCATCGTGGAATTGACCGATGGTTTTAATTCCGTAGCGACGACATAAAGATACCCAACTGTCAAAGCAAAATACTCCTGTTCCTTGATTTAATGTAGAGAAGCGATCCTTGTCACTCCTTAGACTGTACCAGAATTCCGATACAGGATTGTATAGCCATGTAGAGCCAAATAAGTCCCTTGTACGGGCTGTACTAGCTACCTTATAGACTGACCAATTACGTGACCAGAACGCCTCTAGGAGCTTCTTTGCGTCCTTAGTAGGCATCCCAGTGTTACGAGATAGAGTAGAAGCACCAACACCATAAGTAGCACTGTAGTTAACTACTTTGTAATTCTTACGTAGGGATGATAAAGACCTTTCTCCACTGTTGTGTTTATCTATATCATCTTGTGTAATTACACCTGCGTGTTTAGCTAAGTCTAAGTGTGGATCAAAGCCCTCTTTAGACATCTCTTCTACGTAGTCAGGGTCTAGTGGTTTCATGTAGTGACGCTTAGTTGTATCCTCTAGTGAGGTCATGTCAGCACCACAGAGTGTGTAACCATCTGGACAAGTCAAACAACCTCTTATCTCTTTACCATATGGCTTATCTACAGCAGGTAAGTTAACGAGAGGCTTTGCATGTTTAAACCTAAGAGTGTTAGTTAGACCTGCTATGTTAGCTTGTACATAACCATCTACTTGTAAGTTAACCATACTCTTTATAACACCTATACGATGCGACAAAACAGATAGACCTTCTAGTAGACTGATAGCAGGTTCTATGTCTGCTAATGCTTTAACTGAACTACATAAGTCTGCATCCTTACGTACTTGCTCTAATTTCCTCGTGTCCCCTGTCTTTTTGTCAGTTAGATACTTGAAGGTACGTGGTTTCCAACCTAGAGAGAACAACCAATCCTTAACTTGATCTGTACTGTTAGGATTAGCTCTTTCTTCTCCTACCTTAACTGTTAAAGACTGTGTGGTTTGTGGTTGCTTCTGCTCTTTACATAGTGCAACCCACTTCTCTCCATTAGCTGATAGAGATCCATCCTTCTTGTGCATAACTTTAGGTTTGTTACGTACTGCTGTAATAATTTTACGTGGCATAGCATCAGCAAGCATTTCTGTCTTCTTAGCCTTTAGTTCTTCCCACTCTTTTAAGTGACCTTCTGCTTTGTCTACGTCCAATTTCCACTGAAGGGTCTCTTGTTCTCTAGCGCACTCCATCTTGAATGTCATGTAGTCAACAAGTCTATCCTTATTTCCACTGTGGGGGTATAGTTTACTTAGCTTCCTGTCTAGGTCTCTCCATAATCTCACGTTGATCCTGACATCTTCTTCACACCTGTATTGATACTCTTCAGGGCTTAGGTTTTGCCAGTCATTGATCTCAGGTTTAGGTACACCATACATCTCACCATACTGTGCTAGTCCATGCTTCTGTAGGCTGTGGTTTATGTACCAAGCTAGAGGTAATGTATCTATGATCCTAGCGTCTACTTTTATGTCTAAGATCCTCTCTACTACAGGGACATCATACCTAACTATGTTGTGACCTATCACTGTGTCAGCGTTAAGAAAGAATGTTCTCATCTCTTCATAGTCAAAGGTAGATTGTATCTCACCCTCTTCATTTGTGTAAGATAATACGTGTATCTTTGTGGGGTTGAACCCATCTGTTTCTATATCAAATACTGGCATTAATTATATCCTTATATTCTTTTTCTAATCTATCAATCTCTATTAAAGGTATGCTAAAGGTATTCCAACGGCTAGATCTGCTTTTCTCACTAACAGCCATAGCAAAAAATGATTTAGGTATAACACCTAACGTCATTCCTGAGATTAAAAACTTATAAAACTCAGAACCCTCTATTCTATCTAACATTTCAGATAAAACTCCAGAGTCTATAATTTCATCAGCTAGGACTTCAGATTCTTTTACTCTTTTTATACCTTCAGATATTAAACCATTATTACCTTTAAAAGTAACGTTATGCGCTTTACCATGACATTCTATGCACACTAAAATCAAATTTGATTTGTCATTTGTGCCACCCTTAGATTTAGGTATGATATGATGCCTATGTAAATCTAGAGTGTTCTCCTTACAGATTTGACAACAACTCATAATATCTCCCTTAACATAAATGTGTCTAGATTAAATGCTAACTTACCTGCTTGTCCTTCTTCTGAACAAGGTCTGTTCTTCTCGACCTTTAGGTAAGTCGTGTTACGTTCTTCTAAACTATCAGCTT